TTGGAGATGATGGCGAAGAATACAGAAAATTCGCAAAAGAAGTCTTCGGTATGGAAGACGAAGAAGAAGACGAAGAATAAAGTTGACAAAGGGGGCGAAAGCCCCCACACTTTCGCCGCATGATTACTGAACAAGAAGCCGCTCTTTATATTCGCATCACATTGATGCAATGGGGTTTGCCTCCATACTTCAAATGGACTAACACCCGCCGCACCTTGGGTGCTTATAACATCCGAGACCGCCGCATTAAACTTTCGCGCCAAATCTTAAATTCTTTTCCTTTGTTTAAAGAAGTTTTCTTGCACGAATTGGCTCACGCCTTAGACATTACCGAACGAGTAAGATTCTTCGGCACATACAAGGTCAGAGGGCGAAACGATTTCCACGGCAAAAATTGGAAAAAATGGTGCTTGACACTTGGTATCCCCGCTCGTAGATTTATCCCCACATACATAAAACAACATGAAAACAATTGAACAACTGCTAGAAACAATCGAAGAACTAAATGATCTTGCCGCCAAAGCTCTCGACCTTGTTGATGAATGGGGTGGGGAACTTGAAACAGCAGAAGAAATGAGAGAAAGATTAGAACAAATCATTGACGAACACAGAAAAAACGATTAAACTACGCACATGGACACATTACCACCACCACCCGCCGAGATTCAATATCATCCCATCGACCTCAACAACCCACTTCATGCCAAAGCCTATCTCAAGGCTGCGAGTCATTTCCTTTCATCTTGGCCCCAAGATTGGAGTGCTTTAAAACTCTGCTTGGCGATGATCGACGATGATGACAATATCAAGAATGAAATCACACCTTGGGAAACCATCTTTCGAGATGTTAATTTTATGGATGATCCTTGGGTGAATGCGGAAGAATTGATCCGCGACTTGGCAGAAGACTTTGTAATCTTTCTATCAGAAAACAAATAATGAAACACCTTGTTCTAACAATCCATAGTCCCACGAAGTAATATCTTCTGGTAAATGATAGAGTGATAATTATAAAGTTATGTTGATAATATAATCAAGTTGTCATCATAACTTTATAATATCAACATAACTTAATAAGTCTGATAAAACGCATAATGGCTGATACGTTTGCTTGTGTGTGATATCATACACGCAACACAGCATTGATTGACAAATCCCAACGTCGTGCTACCATAAATCATGATTGAATACTTAACAACCTCATTCTTTACAATCGAAAACTTTATCACCATGTATGTGTGGTTTTGTGTCGGGTTCACCTCAACTTGGAGCTTAGTTTGGCTTTCTTATAAGCTATACTATGCGTGTAAATCAGTGGATGATTACCAACCCATCTTGATTAAACCACAAGCTAAAATGCGTGTCAACAACAGCGACAAACAAAAATTATCGTCTGATGTTAATCTGTGATCGACAATGATTGAGTCTGCATCATCAGACATCAGCAGCAAAAGCATATTCTCATAGGAAAAGTAGCGGGTAGTAATGGCAATGCCATTGGAGAAAAAAATTGATGTGGTATCATTATTTCTCCAATGGCATCATTATTTTATTATTATTGCTTTGTTATTATTATATTCATATCAATGAATAAAAAAAGATTAGACTAATAAAAAACTAGATTATAAAGAAGTCGCATGATATTATCTATAAGCATCGAAGCACCTAGTGACATTATTGAAATGCTGATTGAGTTTGGCATGAGTAATTAGAAACTAGATTATGATGATGCCAGCACCAACGGCAATCAACGCCAGAAGTTGATGGAACCGATTCACCTTACGAATCCTCACCAGTAAGAAACTAGAATATACTGACCTCGCTATGAAAACAAAACAGCATCCTATCGTTCCCACCCTTCGTGATAAAGACTTCATCCAAGCTCTCAAGGAAGAGTTTGAGTTGAAGAATGACGGAGAAGCACTCCGAGTCATTGTGGAAGTTGCAATGAACAATCGCTTTGCCGCCGATGGCATTGACCGCTTTGAAGTGGAAGCCAAGGCAATCCACACGGGTCGTGCCAACGAAAAGACGACGGCGAAACTCGAACGTCTCAAGGCAATGATTGCCGAGTTGGAAGCGGCAAAAGCCAACGCTTAAATCCAAGGGGGGGGTGGGAAATCACCCTCCCTTTTTTTGTTTCAAACCCACCAGTAAAAAACTAGATTATGATGATGTCGCCATGATTGACTTAATTATCCTTGATACCCTTGAAATGCTTATCATGTTCTCTCCATTTTATGAAGAGGGAACCTATCCATTCGCTGATGATGAAGACATCATTGACGTTTGAGTAGTAAAAAACTAGGTTATGATGACCATGCGTTAGATTCCCGCATAGTAGGAATACGGATGCCTACCGATTAAATTGGCAACCCAAGTGAATCTGAAGTGGCGATTGCTTGCCAGAAAAGCAATGGACTGATCCGCCTAAAGGATCTCACCAGTAAAAAACTAGATTATCATCCTACTACCATGAAAACTGATCCAGACATTGAAGAAAATTTCGGTGGACGCTGCGAAGACGCACCATGCTGCGGGTGCTGCGGCAACGAAGCATATGAGTCCGCTATGGAATATGAGCGTCAATATGAGGAACGCTTCGACGACGAGCTTTCGGGCTGGTCGCCCGACGAAGAGTCGGACGACCTTCGCCAACGTGAAGATACTGAATATTGGTCGCAAGTATATGAGCGCGGCGACGATGGCGGCGAAGATAGTCATCTTGATTCGATGTATGAAGATGCCAACGAGTACGGCATGGACGGGTGCTGCGGCGACTTCTGAACCACTTCAGCGGGAGAGTGAAAGCTCTCCCGCTTTTCACCAGTAAAAAACTAGATTATCATATCACTACCATGAGATACATCATTAAGACGACAAGCGGTGTCCACGGCGGCACTTGCAACCTTGGAGACGCTGCCACTGAAAAGCTGGCTTGGGAGGATGCTTACGGGCCAAAGCCGTGGAGCGACAGCACCAAGCGTAGTGCCAAAAAAGCTTGGTGCGAAAAGGTTGACTCTGACGAACCAGTCAGCTACTCTGGTCACCAGTAAAAAACTAGGTTATAATAATTTTGTCACTCCGAGGTGGTTTCCTCTTCTCGCTAGATCCCGTAGCATTGCAGTAGAATGCGAGGGAGTGACAACACCCTACCAATAAAAAACTAGGTTATCATAGTCTCACCATGAACATCACACGAATCAAAAGTGACGCAAACGGCAACAGCCGCTTCGTCGTAAACTTCCTTGACCTTGTCACAGAACAAGACCGACAAACCGCTCCAGACTTTGGCCCAGAGCGTATTGAATACCTCTTCAACAAAGCCCTAGAGAATGCCGAGAAGATCGGCGGCAAGCGGTATCGTGGCAAAGACCACAGCAACGGCATCGTATTCCAATCGTATGAATCCAATCTCATTGAAGATATCACAAAATTGTTGAACCAATAAAAAACTAGGTTATACCACCACACTACTATGAAACTATCATCCGCCCTTATTTCAAATCGAATCATCAACACTCCGATGGCTCACCACATCCCACCCTTTGTCAAACGCTGCGAGCCTTACCGCAAGGCTATCAGAGTGTGCCGTAAGAAAGGCATGAGCCGTCTTGAGTTGTCCCACCTGTTCTACAAGAACGGCATCAACATCAGCCAGAGTGACATTCTCAACTGGGAAGCCAGAGTGAATCGCTAAAATCACAAGGGGATGGGATTGATTCCCATCCCCTTTTTTTGACCAATAAGAAACTAGATTATCATAGTCTCACCATGAACCGATACAAATCAAATTCATTTATCTGGGACAATGTCCAACTCGCAATCTCCTTTGCCGTATTTACCAGCGGGTGCTGGTTTATCGGGTGGGGAATCACCACCATCGTTCTTCTTCTAAAGAACCCACTTTAATTTCTAGGTAGCATGGTAAAGGCAAGCGGGAGATTGATCGTCTCCTGCTTGCCAATCACCAGTAAAAAACTAGGTTATACTATCCTTGCCATGACAACTGACCCAAGCAATGACAGCCACTTCTGCGATGAGTTTGCGGAAGAGGATAACTATCGTGCAATCGAACCAGAGGATTACTGGAAGCGTTGCAGATTCCCATACTCAAATGAGGCTTGGGAAGAGGTTAACCGCGAAGATGGCGACCAGTAAGAAACTAGGTTATACTGACTGCACCATGAAAACCTTAATCATCAACAAAGACCAAGCTGGTCAATACACCTATCAAATCGTCTCTGGCGAGCGTGAGTTTGTTGCGAGTCAATACGGGACATTCGATCTTGAATCAACCATTGAACAAGCTAAGTCACGCTTTAGCTTTGACATCATTGTCAATCTTGCCAAGTAATAAGAAACTAGATTATACTGACTACACCATGAAAACTGAATTGTATGCACGAATCGATGATCTCAAAACGATCATCGCCCAAGCAGAGAGTGAACATCACGAAGGCTCCTTAGGCATTGTTCGCATTCCTTTGAAACCATCTGATGATAGCTTTGATGTGGACTTAGAAAGTCCATTGATGGAGCGGGTGCTGGTCGCTTGAATGAACCAGACACCAATAAGAAACTAGATTATCATCCTGCTACCATGAAACTATTCTACATCAAACCATCCTACACCCCGAACCCATGCGGTTCGGGGTTCAGCCACGAAAGTGGCAACACCCTCCTTGAACTCGACCACAAGGACGTTCCCAAGGTCGAGGCATTGGGATTCTCGGTGGAGTACACCGACCACGGCAATCACCCCTTCGTCAATAGCTTGACGAAGGAAAACGTCTCCACTCTGCTTCAACATGGAGCAGAGTGGGGTTGAGTAGTAAAAAACTAGATTATACTGACTGCACCATGAAAACTGATATGAACAACAAAAACAAGGCGATCCGTATTTTGGATCGTGAGGTTCAAAGCATCATCGGCATCGGTCTATCAGACCTGCCTGATACGGCGGTGTTGGCCGAGGCTATTGATGAGCTTGAAGAGATGATCGACAACGATGAGGTTGCCGCTGAGGTGATCGCGGTGGCGAGAGAGTTTGCACGAGAATTCATCAGTGATGAGTTCGGTGACCTAGAGTAATAAGAAACTAGGTTATACTACAATCATACCTACCAGCGTGTTAGAATTTGCTTCTAAACGCTGGTAGGTTTTTTTTAAAAGGGGGGGCCATGGAAAAATATTTTTTGTATTTTTTATAGGTTTTTATTATAAGGCTTTTTTATACAAAAATATTTTTTGTATTTTTTATAGGTTTTTATTATAAGGCCAAAATATTTTTTGTATTTTTTATAGGTTTTTTCCTATAAGGCTTGATCACATAATGGATGTTGTGCCGATGTGTTTGCCTATCATATAATGGAACTTTTCTTCTATTTCATATTTGAATTGATCCAATAGATCGTTTGCTGTTTCTGCATCTTCTAATCTATGAATCATGCCCACTGGCGTTCCCCATGCTTTTTGGTTGCTGTCTATCAGTGTTGGTGGTAGATCATTGAAATCTAGTTCTCCATCATGCAACAACCAGTATGCGAATGCTTCGTGATAAAATTCAACTGGTCTGTTTAATTTACCCATTCTGGCACTGCGGAACTTTCCTATTTTTTGATATAAATCTCTCATATAGTAAGCATCAGAATATTTAAAATCTCTTTCTGATTTTATATTATAACATGCTAGTAATTCTTTTAGTGTATTTGATACCTTTATATCATAATATCTTTCACTGTTATCGCTTTTTCTTCTGAATGTTGCTGCAAAAGCGTGTCCTATTCTGTGTGCTATTGTCCATGGTGTTAATGGTACTTTTTCCGCTGCTGCGTTGTTTGTGAATATAACTGTTATTTCATTTTCTTTTGGCATTGGAAAGTCTACTCCCGCTTCTACATTGATTAATTGTGGTAGTCTGTTTACATCTACTATACCTATTTCGCTTTGTCTCCATGCGTTTGGTAACTTTACAAAATACAGATTGAAATCCCATCCTCCTATTTTGTTGAATGTATTTTCTAGTTTCTTTAGTCCTGATGGAGATGATAATATTCCTACAGATGCTTTGTCATAGCCGTGTCTGTTTTTTTTATCATTCCACTTGCCAATCTTTTGAAGATTGGATAATGCCATTTCTGTATAAAGTTCTTGTATTGCAAATCGATCTTTGTTCACTATACTATTTATTCAATTAAATAACATCATGAAAAGCTTTTTGGAATCTTTCTACAACACTCAGGAATTAACAGCAGACACAAAGTTTAAAGACATTCGGGGTGTGGAATATTTGAAGGTGTTTCGTAGTTCTGCTCGCAGTGAGAAACGCGATTACGTTGCTGGTTCTCATTGCGGCACTCGTCAACAAGCATTGATTCGTGCTGATTATATGATCAATGACGAAGGCAAATACGACAAGTATTATCTTTATGAGTTGGTGATTAGAATTGGAAACATTTATCCAAACATACTACCAGATGATGGTTCTGATCACGAGTATGATTATGTTGAGGGATTGGGCGATTATGATTTGGCGTTTTATAAAAACACAGGAGAAGGCGACATCAAAAAGGAAAACCTTTCGGTGATTATCATTGATCCCGATGTTGTAATACAATCAAAAATGATCCAAATCTTGGATGGGGAATACCTGTCTTCTATACAAGATGAATTGTACGTTTGATGTTTACAAAACCTTGTTGTAAACCTGTTGTAATTTTTTGGTATTCTGATTTTCTATTTTGGCGAGTTTCAAGAAAAACATTTTCGCTATGTTTGTGATATCATCAAAATGATCATCTAAAAACTTGATGATTGGAGCTGTTTTGTTGTTGAGTGCTTCAAATGATATTTTTAAATTCATATTGTAAAGCTCGTCGTTGAATGCTTGAATGGTGTATTTGCATTCAATGCTTTCTATTCCATACCTTTGGACGAGTGTATCACTGTAGTGGCTTTCAAAAAACTTATCAAACGTGGTTTGTTGTGTATTGATTTGTGGGGGTTTGTAATAAGCATCCAAGTATTTCTCAATCGCTCGTCCATATATCATGCTGATGTTTGCATAACTAGCATCTCTTGGCTTTTCAACGTATCTTCCCAAAAATATTTCGGTTTCTAATGTGTCTTCTGATTCGTCGAATTCAAAGTTCTTTATATCTTGTATGAATTCTTCTTCTTTTGATATAACGTTGTATTTTTCCATATCAGCTCCCCCTTTTATCAACCCATTTCTCATCAATGATTTCAGAAATGCTTTTCTGATTGTTTCATAGTTTCCATCTATGTAGTCAACCTCTCGCAAAAACATATTATAATCATCAGTATCATCTGTACTTTCATTGTTGTTGAATAATATACCCAACGAGATTTTTGATGGATCATCACTCCAGCCCCCTGTTTCTTTGTCCTGAATAGGTTTTAATTGTATTGTAGCCAGATAAGATTCTGCAAAGTCTGTATTGTCGTATTGCTCGAAATCTTTTAAAAAGTTTTTATATTTCATTACTGATGATTTTTCATTTTCACCTCTGAAACTATATGGCACACGTTTCACCCACTCGTGTGCAGAATCTGGGTTGTATCTTTTTAATGAATCTATCTCATCGGTGTCGGTAAATTCTACAAAATCATCAACTACTTGATATTCTCCAAGGTCTATAATGATTTCCCCATATGCTCTATAATAAACATAATCTTCATCTCCTTCAACATAATAACTTGCATTACAATGTTCAAACTCATGTTGATTTTGAAATCCACTTAACTCTTCTTCAAATTGCGCTGCTCTGTCTACATTTTCATCATTGTCTTCGTGAGGAGTACTTCCATAAAAAATATCAGTATCATACATACTATTAAACAATTGACTATCACCAGAATCTGCATATGTTCCTCCAGTTTTTATAATTTTTTTATTTTTAAATAACTTATAAAGATTATCAACGCTGAATTGTTGAGAGTTTGTTAATAAGTTTTTAACAGTATCGTAAAACCCTGGTATTTTTCTACCATAAATTTTCCCTTCTGGAACCCCAATCTCACTGTCTTCATCTTTTATTTCGTATCGTCTTATTCTTAATCTAGAAATTGCGCCGATGCCTTTGACGTTTCGCTCTTGATCTTCAAATATTTCTTCATTTTGAAATTCGTCTTCTGATAATTTGTTAAGATCTCTGGTATTTACAACATAAGCAACGCCACCTCCTGTTACCGCTTCTTGAATCGCGCATTGGAAATAAGCACCGCCCTGACTATGACATGATGTTATATCACTGATATCAGACATTCTCAATACATCAATTGGGTTTCTTGAAACAACAACGGAATATCGTTTAAGATCATCCATTTCTGGTATGTTGGATTCGTAATTAGCAAACCAATTTAAATATTGTTTTTTTGTTTGTGGATATATTTTTAAAGAATTAATCACTTTTCCTAAATTTATTCTTTGTTCTTTTTCTCCCCCGCCATATTTTGGATCTAGTTTTATTTTTCTAATGACTTCTTTTTTTGCTGGATCAAAACGATCAAAATCTTTTATTTTTGAAATGTCATTTAAAATATTATTGTATATTTCAGTTCCTAAAATAGGAATTATTATTCTTAATTTATTTTTAAAAATATTTTCAAATGGTAATATATGATCAGCAGCTGCTTTTTTTATAACATCTACATATTTTTGAGATACTTCATTTATAATATGTTTTTCATATAAAAAAGACAATTTATTCAGATCTTGATTCATTTATAATATTTAATTTATTTTTCTATTTTTAACAGAAAAAAAACCCCAACCGTTTGCACGATTGGGGTTTTGGTTTGGTTTTTAAATTTAATTAGAATGAACGCTTGAATTCAACGCCGCCGAAGAAATTATCTTTTGACAAAGCATTGATAAACTCACCACCAAGATCAGTACTGTAAGCAACAAACGGTTGCGCTACAATACCTTGAGTAACTGGAAGATCAGTTGAGATGCGAGCTTCTGCATGAGTAAACTCTGAATCTTCAACAATATAACCAACTCTAGCGGTAAAATCAAGCACCACAGGAAGAACATCAAAGTCATTTGAATATTCTCCTCGGAGTTCACTGTAGTGTTTATTGTCACCTTCTACAGGCACATATTGTGTCAAAGAAAGATCAACAGGGCCAATCGCTCTACCGACTGTTACCCCAACTTCTTGGTCATTACTAATACCAGATTGGTCGAAACCTTCTGAGTACCAAGTGTAACTAAGTGACAACAAGTAATCCGAAATACTTTTTGAGAATACCGCTGTAAGATCAGTGGCTTCGTTTGTTGTTGTTTTTGTTGCTTCTACCGAACTATAATCAGCAATTACCTTTAGTCCAATTTCAACTGGGAGTTTGAAATCTGTTGCTACTGTGGCAGCAGCTTCATTTTGACCAATATCAGAACCACGCCAGACTTTATCAGAACTATATGCAGTTGTAACATCAACATTGGGTGTATTGTTAGCAACTACAGATTCATTAAGAGTACCTGCGTATACGTTTGCACAAGCAGCAAATGCTGCGACGATTAATATGTTTTTTAGTTTCATATGTACTATAGTTACCATTATTAAACGCGATGTCAATAGCATCAACATATAATGTGCAAAAATTTATTTTGCGTTTGCTATAATATCAGCGTTTCTGTTCATTCTTTTTACAACACCGTCTTTTGTTTTTTTCGCATTTCTTGTTTTGTATTCTGTGTGATCCAAATATTCACTAGCTGCTTTTTTATAATTTTGTTGTTTTATAAGATGTATAAAATTAAAATCACCCTTGTTTGGATTTTCCAAATCACCACGGAATGATATGTCTATCAAAGCTACTTTAAGTTGATCTGGAAATTTATACCATTGGGTTTGAAATTTTTTCTCAACCAAGTTATAATGTTTTTCTAAATCTTGTTTGAATTGTTCCACAGCTTCTTTTCTAGATAATGTGATTGATTTGTTTTGTGCTTTTCTATTTTGTATCCAGCTATTTTTATTTTTTTCGCTGCCTATTAAATGCCCAACACCAACGGTCCAATACCCAGCATCATCAAGATATGGTGTCATAATTTTATCATTTATTTTATTACCTATATCATTTCCCAGAATTTCGTTTGGTAATGTGAATTTCACCACGAGATTTAAAATTTTTGATTTTTCTCCAGATATATCTTGTTTTAGCTTTTGCGCTGGTTGATTTATTTTTTCAACAACGTCTTCTATAGCATTTTTTAGTTTTTGATCTGTTGTTTGATTTTTTATTGTATTCAGAGCTTCAACTTTTTGTTCCATTGGAGCTGGTTGTTTATTTAAAACATTAAGAATATAATCTCCTTCATACATGGTGGCTCCCATACTGAACAATGCCATCAATGAATTTATTAAATTTTCTTTAAATCCTTCGTTTAATTCGGATTCATTTTTATATTCATTGTAAAAAGATTCAAATTTTTTCATATCACCACATTCCTTTTAAAATATCAACATAAGATTCCTGAACTGGTGATTCTTCTGAAGAATTCATAGTAGCATTGTCTATATATTCAATAAACATTTTTGCAGTATCTCTTATAATCTCTTCATTTTGTTTTATATTTTCTGGATCTTTTTCCCAAAGAGCCAAATATATTTCAGCATGTTCTGTAGGAAGTCCGTAATGTTTTAATACTAAATAGGTTACACCTTCAGCTTGTAATTCTTTAACTTCACTTGATAATTCTTTTCTTTTTTCAGCAGGGTGAAGAATTTCATGAGTTAATTCATGGATCATTGTTGAAATGCTTTCTTGCATCAATTGTATTGATCCAGCTCTACTAACTCCTCTAGCCTTTCCAAGACCTTCATCACTTATAGATACTTGAACATTATTATCTTCAGCAAATTTAACCAAAGCATCATATATGTGTCTAGTTTTTTCATCTGGTGTTGCATCATCATACCACTTTGGTTCTTTTGCATACATGTGTTCTTTACCTTCAATCGGCACAGTATCTGATATATCATAAACATTTCCTATTGTGAAACCTCTCAATTGTTGTGTTTCATCAACTTTTAAATCGGCTTGCGGTGCATCTTGTTCTTTTTTATCTTTTGATATAATTGGAACGAAAATTTTAATTGATTTAGCGCCAAGTTTTAATCTTCTGCCAAATTTTTGCTCCCATGTTTTTTTACCTTCTGCATGAGTAGCTGATCTATTTTGCATGAATATCAACATTTGATTATTGAAACTTCTGTTGGTGAAATTTTTTCTAAATTCAAAAAATGCTTTTACTTCTGGAGAATCTTTAGCATTTTTAATTTTTTCTTTTAATTCTGTAAAAAATTCTTTAAGTTTATCAGTTATCCCAAGATCCAAAAACTCTTCAAGATCATCTGCATAATCATCAAATCCAACAGCATTAAAATCTTTGTTTATTGATAAAATTGCTCTTTTATATTTTGCAATTCCTTTTTCTAAATTTTCTGGAGAAAATTTTTCAGAACTAGTCCATTTTCCAATATTTTTATTCCAAACAAATCCAGCTTTTTTTATCTTGTCTTTGTTTTTATATGTTTCGTTACTGTTATCTCTAGGATTTTCAATATCACTGTCTACTATAAATTCATAAACAGTAGAACCATCCGTTAGTTCAATTGGTCTTTTTTTAAGAACCAAGTTTTCATTTATAATAGAATTGTAAAATTCGTAAAAAGTCATATTCATATTTATACATTTTAAGCTTTATTATTAAAATCTTTCAATTGGTTTAATTTATGTTCATACTGTTCTTTAAACCCCCTTATAATGTCAAGTCATCGATTGCGGTCTCTTTTAAATGTCCCGCATGATATAAATAATATATATCTGGCCTAGATTTTATGCTTTTCATAAGCTCATCTGGAACATTTTGTCCTTTTAATACATTATAAGCATAATAACCCGCCATTCTTGGACTAGATACTATACTTTTCATAATTTCATCTGGAACATTTTGCCCTTTTAATACATTATAAGCATATTCGTATGATGTATTTGGATCAGATGCTATACTTTTTATAATTTCTTTCATAATTTCATCTGGAACATTTTGTCCTTTTAATACATTCCTAGCATACTCGTATGATGTATATGGATCAGATGCTATACTTTTTATAATTTCATCTGGAACATTTTGTCCTTTTAATACATCCACGGCATATTCATATGATTTATATGGCCCAGATGCTATACTTTTTATAATTTCTTTCATAATTTCATTTGGAACATTTTGTCCTTTTAATACATCCCTAGCATACTCGTATGATGCATCTGGACTAGATGCTATGCTTTTTATAATTTCTTTCATAATTTCATCTGGAACATTTTGTCCTTTTAATACATCCCTAGCATACTGATATGATAGATATGGCTTAGATAATATACTTTTCATAATTTCATCTGGAACATTTTGTCCTTTTAATACATCCTTAGCATACTGATATGATGTATTTGGATTAGATGCTATATTTTCTATTTTATCAAATTTATTAACATTTATTAATCTATATTGTGCTAATTCTTTAAATGATATATCTCTTGTCTTTTTATATCTTTCAATTTCGTTTTGTTTTAAATTATCTGCTTGATATTCACTGAGATTTGGACCTACGGATAAAAATTCATTTCTTAATGTTGAATCTAGTGTGTTCCAAATTTCATCAGGAAGATTAGATAAACTTTTTAATGCTTGGGCTTTTTCTTTGTATGAAAAAGTATTAAAAACATTGATATTAGGTTTTGATATAAATGTTTTTAATTTATCTAAAATTACCTTTTCTTCTTCACTCAATGTTTTATTTAAAAGGATATTTTTGTATCTACTTAATTCTGGATACTTACTCACAATTTCATCCCAACCACCCCTTACTTGCTTTGTATTATTATTAGCAAATGTCCACTCATAACCATTTTTAGTATGATCCAAGACCATAATATGATCTGTAGCAGATTTTGGTTTATTTTTAAAATAAATAAAATAAAATGTAGAATCTTTACCAAGTCTGTAATTACCAAACATATTTCCACCTGCTTGTCTTGATATACAGAAAGTATATCCTTGACCATACATTACACATTTATCTTGAGAATCTCCTTTATAGATTGTTATATTTTCATCATCTACTAATATATCATCTTGATTAGCTGTGATGTTATTTTCTACGGGTTTTTTATTTTTAAACTCTGCCTTACCTTTAGCAGCATGAATAGCTTCTGTAAATTCTATCCATGATTTATATTGAAATGGATCTTTCTTTTCTATATTATTTTTATATTTTTCAAAATCATTCAATTCTCTTTTGATTTCTTCTTCTGAAGCATCATTATTAAACTTAGCTATTATTTTTTTAATAGCTCCTTCACTAAATTCATTAAGAATTATTAATTTAAAATATTCTTCAAAAGTTATCATATTGAATATTGAATATTTAATAAAAATATTAAATATGTACATGAATTTGATTGCAGTTTTTACAGTTTTAAATCAATTAAAAATTGATCATTGGCAAACAAAAAGCTATGCTGAACATAAAGCTTTAAACAAAGCTTATGAAAATTTAGATGGATTATTTGATAAGTTTGTAGAAGTTTATTATGGTAGAACATCAATTCCTGATAAAACCACCAATTATTCTATAAAAATAGAATCATATAAAGGAGATTTGATTTCTTCTTATACAGCTTTAAAAAATGAAATAGTTACATACTTATCATCTATTTGTGAAGAATTTGATGATTTGCAAAATATCAAAGATGAAATTGAAGGCGAATTCAATCATTTGCTATACAGACTTCAGCAAAAATAATTAATTTATATTAATACTATTTGGTTTTTTAATCTTTATATAAATTTCACCATACGCTTCAAGTTCACCCATGAGTGTTTGAAATTGACGTTGTGATAAATTTTTCCAATTTTTAAGTTTATTAAAAACACCATCTGCTTTTTTTTCTATAGATTTTAAATCATCTGAATTTTCTAAACAATGTTCATATGGTATCTCCTTTGCCTTATAATGAATAGCTGTTAATATTGAAGCTCCTCCCTTTTCTCTTGTTTGTTTTTCAAGTTTTTGAGCACCCTTTGCTCTTATTTTAATAAAATCATTCAGTACTGATATATTATTTTTTTCTTCTAAAATTGAAGAATAAACATTATCAACCAGTTCTATATATTTGCTATTCATTGTATTTATTTATATTAAAATCTGTTAAAATGTGATATTTTTTTATAAATAATATAATAAAATATGAGTGAATTTTTTAATACACAAAGTGGAGGATTTTTGATATTAATGGCGTTGATTAGTTCTGGTGCTTTGGTTACTTTAATAAAAGCAACAACATCCATGATTAAATTTTTTATAGATAGAAGACCCTTTTCTAATTTAAAAATGTTGGAATTTTTACAAGATAGTATAGATATACAAGATTACTTATTTGAAATAATAAAAGGAGGAGCAGATCATGCTATTATTTTTGCGGCACATAACGGAGGGGGAATTCCACAAGTTGGGAAATCATTTTACACATCAGCTATTTATAAAGATTGGAATAGGAGTAATATAAATGTAATACCATCATATGAAAATATTTTAATAGATTCAGAATATATTAAAAATTTATTAGAAGTTATCAGAAATGGATATTGTTTAAACGATATAAAAGAAATGAACGAATCACAATTAAAACATCATTTTGAACATTTAGGACTCTCGCAAAATATAATGTATAATTTAGGTGTAGTGGATAAACAATATTTTTATATAAGTATAGGAACAAAAGGTAACAAATTTAACCAAACTCAATTAACTAGCTTTGAATTATTAGTTAATAACATTAAGAACACAATAGTTAAACGTTAATCATACAAATATTTTTGAATAATCTGCATGATATAATCTGCAATCCAACAAACAGCAGAAGAATAAAAACATAAAGTCCAAGGTAATTGGGAAATTGTGGAATAAAATAAACCTATCCAGAATCCCATGCACAAACAACAATTAAAAAGCTCTTTGAAAAAGGATATTTTTTTCAAAGGATTTCTTATAAAATTAAGAATAGCTCCATATTTTAATATGAAGCATATTCCTAATAATACAAAGGTATGATAAGTTAAACTCATCCAAGAATGAGATTTTCGCCATCGAGTGTTTTAACACCATCAGAAATTAATCTAGCTTCTTCTTTTTTTACAACAATCTTGTTGCCATTATCATCTGTAATTTCAACTAAACCTTCTCCAATATCAGTTACAACAGGGCAACCTTTACCATTGCAGCAAAGTTTAACAGAATTATCGCTTATTTTTTTGATCATAGTTATTATATTTAATAATTAATATTATATTTCAACTCTAATTCTACTACGAATAGGTGAAGTTTTTTCAAAAAATCAAGCACAAGATGCAATTAGCTTTGCTTCATCATCTCTTCTGGTCAAAAGACCATCAAGACCTTTACCAACCCATAATCTTTTCATCTTGATAATTTCATTGGCGATAGCAGTGTAATTTTTTGATGTGATTAAGTTGCGAATGTTGAGCATTTCAACTCTACTTGCTCCAGAAACTGATCCACCTCTGTTGAAAACGAGACTAACCAGTGCGCCAAAAGCGTCTGGGTGAAGTTGATCTGAATTTGGGAAAGTCTTTTTAGTTTCCTTAATAAATCGTGGCAGAGTATTTTTCTTGAAAACAATCTCTGCGGCATCCCAAGGAACCTCAATATCTTTGACACTTGGGATTGCTGCTTTTGCAGCAGAAGACTTTTTGCCAATATGTTGCGATAAACGAGTATATGAACCAGCATCGAGAACAAACTTCCAATCTTCTGCGAATTGTGCAGCTGTATTATAGCCCATATCATAGCCGATACCAATAGTAACACCACTCTCACCTCCAGGGTAGCAAGGATGTTTTAAGCATTTATTATAGTATCCTACGCCACCACCAACTTCATATTTAAGAATAAGCGCAAAAGCTTTTGGTGATAAAGGGTTAGAAGAATCGTCAAGAGCTGGAAGTTGAATCGCTGTAGGTGTAACTGGAGCATCATTATGTCCCACTATTTTTTCAACAATAGCTTTCCATGTATTTGGTCCATCATTTCCATCGACTGTTAAACCTAAAGCTTTTTGAACATTAGATACCAGTTCTTTTTTATTAAGAAATTCCATATTTACAGTATTTATGCTTCAAGAGGATAAATATATTTGCTATGGAACAATTAATACAAACATTACAAAGTCAGCAATGGTTCACCATATTAACAGCGGTTGTTACTCTCGCATCAGCAATAGCTGCAGCTACCCCGACACCTGCTCCAGATACATTTCTTGGTAAACTATATGCTCTTATAGACTTCGCCGCCTTAAACATTGGCAAGGCTAAAGATAAGGGTAAATAATGGATCTTATAGGTCTGATAAAAAACGCATTGTCTGCTTTAACTTCTTTTTTGGAGTTAAAGAACAAGGCGTTTTATTATGATATAATTGAAAAATCAAAAAATAGACAGAAAGAATTAACAAATGAAATTGAAAAACTACGTGCTAAAGGGACTAATGATAGCAATGATCGTGCTGACATCCTGCGTACCGAACTCATCAACGAACGTAAAACCCTTGAACATCTATCAACCGTCTATACTCTCTCTGGAAAAGGATAAGTCTATACTAACTAAAGACGGTATATATACGCCACAAACTGATGAGGTGTGGCATTCAGATGCTCGTTATAGAAAATTAGAAAGAGATCTACTGTATTAATAATTTATTTTATAATTTTTTAAAGCTGTATGTAATATTTATAAAAATTAAAACTGTTACGTTCATCTTAAATCTTGTTCAAATAATCTCCAGCGATCACTATCTATTGATTTTAACCCATTGTTTATATTCGTCAAAACTTCTTTAATTTCGTCAAATGAATCGTATATATATTTGTGTGGTAGCATTCCCATAACCCAGAGTGGTGTATTTTTTTTACCACCCTCAATCACAACAAAAACTGGACGTTTCATTCTAACTGCTGTTACTAATTCTTCTACAGTTCCATATGTAGGAATTTTAGGATTTAAATAACATATAATAAAATCAGCTCTATCAACCATGGATAAATCAAAAGAACGAACAGCTTTAAAATGTTCTGCAACTTCATCATATTCATTTATTTGCATCAATTTATACATTCTTTGATGCGTGTCTTCATCTTCAGATGGTGAATTTATAAAAGGTTTTTTATAAGGATCGAATACGATAACTCCAATCTTTTTTAAAAATATAGAAATGTCTTCTCTCCACAATCTGCCATCTCCATATTGCATCGGCCCTATAAGATAGGTTTTTGTTTTATCTAATATTTTCATTAATAATAAACTTTAACTATGTTATTTTTTATTTTTTTACACTCTTTGATTTTTTTATAAGATGATACATACACATCAATAACTGGATATTTTTTATTACTTGCTATCCTTTTATCAACTGCTGATCCACGATCTTGAACTTGAACTATACCATCAGTTTTTATTATATTTTTTAAACTTGGAATATTATAAATTGTTTTAAGGGGTATCTTTCGTTCTGCGGCTACAGTATAACCTTCTTTTGCAATTTGTCCACTTGCTGTTTTTTTTCCATATTTTGGACAATTTGTATAAAAGGTTAATCTAGCCATGAAATAATTTTCATTATTTGATTTTTTAATTTCAGTGTATGCATTTGCAGAATTGTTTATCAACAAAATACTACACAATAGTATTAATAATAAGTTTTTCATAATGTTTTATAATGTTAAGGAGAGGAATACCCTCCTTTTTTCTTGTTATTTTTTTTCGGCAAATCACGTATATTTAAACACGTATATTATTTTTGTCAATATTATATAAAATTTAAGACTCAAAAGATTCTAATTTATTTATAAATCTTCTAAGATAATGAAACGCTCTCTCTCCTTTATGAATTGTTTCAATGTCTTTACTGACATTAGATAACAATCGCCATCCACTGGATGTTTCTTGAATTTTATATAATCCTTTGTCTAAACCATATTTTAATAAATTTAAAACATCTTTCATTTCACCATGCCCTCTTTTACCTTCTTCTATTATATCAAAATAAAGATGCTCTATATTATATAAATCGTTTTTATTCACTTATATATTTAGCTAAATGAAAATTTTTTAGATAAATATAAATATGGCTATTAATAGTTCTGTTGTTGCAGCTTGTGCAGCTAGTAATAAGACTATCCTAGCTTCAGTGGATTGGGAAGAAATAAGTAGATAAATTTATTAAATCTTGAGTTTTAATTCTTTCTTAAGAAGACCCAATGCGTATCTAACGTTTTTGTCTTTATCAGAATTAGAATTAAATTGATCTTCTATTTTTTGTATAGCTGACATTATTTTATCTTCATCTTCTTCCATTTCTCCAACAAAGGATTGTTGATATGGCGTAGCAGCTGCTCTAGTACTCGCTGTGCCATCAGAAATTCCAACTTTACCACTCCACGAGTTTCTAGGATCATACGCTGTTGGACCCATTCCAGAAGCCATGTGTGGTGTTATTTGTCTGGGATCTGATTCATAAAGTAATCCCAATTCTTCAATCCATTTGTCAATCATGATTATCTTTATTTAATTAAATGGCCAAATGAAAAATGTTTATTTAAACAGAAAAATACTGTACTAAATAATCAAACAAAACTATCAATTGACAATTTTATGAATCACGATACATTATTAAAAACGAATTTAGAGGAAACAAAAATGAATATATTCCAAGAGCAAATAAGTAGAAAACCGAATAAATATCCATGGACAGAACAATTTATAGAAGCGATGCACAATGGCTTTTGGACTGATAAAGAGTTTAATTTTAAATCTGATGTACAACAATTTAAAGTAGAATTGACAGAGCAAGAAAGAGAAATCATCATAAGAACTCTTTCTGCAATCGGACAAATCGAAGTTGCTGTTAAA